ACCTTGTCTTGGTCGTCGATAAGGTCGGCGTACTCATACGATGCGAGGCTCAGGCGACGACGCGCATGTGGCGTATCCATCTGAGGGGTGTCGGCGTGGCGAGTGCTACGCAGTTGCGCAGTTGCTACTCCGACCTGGTCGATAAAGGCGTTCTTGCCAACAACATTCTCGATGCGCACAGTGTCACGCAGACGGGAACCCATCTGCTGTGCAAGCATCTGCACATTCGCAGAATACTGTTGTACAAACGCCGTAGTTACTTGAGTAGACATAATGTCTCTCCTTCTACGTTACAGTTGCACTAGATTCCGGTGTGCTACCCTCTCGGACACTCCTAGCTTTTCGGACCTGCTTGCGGCCACCGTCTTTCCGGTTGTCGGCAGGACGGGTTTCCCCGCTACCCTGCATCGCCCACTCGAAGTATTTATCCGCGAGTCGGGCGGGGTCTACAACGTCACGCGCGGTTCCAAACTCAATCGCGTAACGTAAGCACTCAAGGCGCACTTGGACCACATCATCATGTTCCATGTAGCACACCCATCAAATCTTGCACACGCTCAATGGCCTGTTGGCGGCCAATCACGTTCTTGCGGTCCCAATACGCATGTGACTTGTCATTCATAATCGCATCAATCTCTTGCTGCGCTGATTGACGACTCACCATGCTCCCTGTCGGTGCATCAGAAACGGTGTCTTCACTAGTCACACTTTGCCTGAACTCAGCCATTTTTGCAAATGCCTTAATGAAATCAGGGTGGTTGCCCACTTTGGTGCCATTAGCAAGCTGCATCTCAAGCAACTCACCGCCGCCAAACTGCTGTGCAATTTTACCAGCGTCTTCAATCCGGGCGGTAAAGTCGTCGCCCCACTCCTTGCGCAACTCCATTTCTGTCTGGCTACGTTGCTGCGTCTCAGCCTCGACTGACATCTCAGAGGCTTGTGAAGCCATGCTGCGATAGTAGTCCATGATGCCGCTGGCCTGGTCAGGTGTCAGGCGCAGTTTGTGCGCTATGTCAGCGTAAGACTGAGCCACCTCCTCCGTGACTACGTTACCATCGACAGCAATCTCGTAGCCATCAACAGTCTCTGGTCTACCTAACCTGTTGTAAATATTGTCCAAATCCTCGTCGGTTGGGTTTACGGGGACTGGAATCTTGTCAGCACCAATCAGGCGCTGCGCATTGACGTAAGACCTCGCAAGGTTCTCTACGTCTTTAATTGGTGAGAGGCTTGGATGGTCTCTCAGTTCCTCCGGTATTGTTTGCAAGAAATCGTTACCAGACCCGCCCTGTGCTACTTCCGCTGGGGTTTCCAGCATAGTCCCGGCATCAGTTGCCGGTGCAGCTTCAGACTGGGCTACCTGTTCGATAGCTTCCTCTGACATAGTTACTCCTGTGTCATCATGTTGTGGATGTGAAGAAGAACGGCACGTTTGCCCTCTTCAAAGGCTGTGGCATTGGGGTCACCCGCCACATAGCTCAAGGCCCGCCAGTTTGAACGCGCCTCAAGGTCTCTGAGAACCTTCTGCCCAGCTTCGCTGTTGAAGGTTTCGGTGTACATATGCTTCAGCTTTTCGATGTCTTTCACTGTCCCACCATCCTGACTGCCTGCGCGGCTTGCGCGGTTGTGTAGACATCTTCTTGGTCACGCTGCCGTTGCATAGCTTCTTGCTCTGCTTGCGCCCGTGCTTGCCGTGTCTCGTCAACCTCACGCTGAGAGCGAAGGGTTTTCTTGGGAACGCCAAGCGCGTCGGTCACATGCCGGACAAGTCCGTCAGGGTCGATGTGGTCTCCGACCGGAAGGCTTTGAGCCAGCGGCAGGAGAATCTCAAGCGCCCGCATGGTGTTGTTCAGGCTGCTGGACTTTTGAGCGCGTGCCAGAGGCGAAACGTACTCAATATCAATATCCAATCCCTGCAACACTTCTGGTGGCTGTGCCAGCATGTCGTTGCGCAACATCAGCGCAAACACACGGTCAATCAGCGGACGAAGAAGCTCGTTCATCAAACGGCCCAGCACAGGGCCAATGACGCGCATACGCTCTTCTTGCCTCTGTATAACCTCTGTCGCAGTCATCTGCGCGGAGCCAGCACTGATAATCTGGTCAACATAAAACGCTTGGCGGATAGCAGCACGGCGCTGCTCTTCCATGTTCAGGCCAATCGGAATGTTTGCGCCCGTGTTCAGTGGCGTAATCGTCTCTCTAGTGCCAGCACGGAAGAAGTTGAGGCCACCAGGCTGGGTGCGGATAGGCAGCAGGAAGCCGTCATCAGGAACCAGAAGCGGTGGGTCAATCTGTTTTTGTGCTGCCTGGATGATGGTCTTGGACATCAGGTTCAGCATTTTCACATCGGGCAGTGCAGTCATGGCCGGAGAACGGCCCATGGTCTCGCCGGTTGCCTTCAGGAAGCGCGGCACGACATAAGGTAACTCTTCAAAGCCACCTTCTGAAATAATCATACCGGTGCTTTTGCAAACATAGGCCGACATATACGGCATGTTGAGATTGTCTTGCTTTGTCACATCCCGCGCAATGCGTGGCAGGACAGCATGCAGAATCTCGACTTCCTCATCAGGAGTCTTTTCAAATTTCTTTTGGATGAAGCTACCGACGTTATCAAAGCCAAAGCGCTCCACAGCCTGTGCTGCGGTGGACTTGTACATACGGAACACGGTGTTGACCATGCCGTACTGGTCTTCGGAAACGTAGTATTCAGAAATGTGCCGTGTGCTAAACCGCAGCTTGTCACGGTCCATCTCAGCAAACATGCAAGCGGTGCCAAACACCACAAGGTCCACATACGCCTCGTGGACTTCAGTCTCAAAGTTTGAGCGTTGGAAGGCTTGCATTATGCGCATGCTGGTGTCTTGCAGCCACTCGCGCACGTCATCGTCCCGATTCAGCGCCTCATCTTTGATGTCCAGATGAAACCAAGGCGATGCACCGCTGGTAAGCATGCCATGGAGGAAAGCGGCCATCAGGTCGATGGATTGCAACGCAGTGCCGTCGTAAATCAACTCCATGCGCTTTTCACCGCGAGAGCGTTTCTTCACGATGTCCGCCTTGCGAGGCAGCATGTAGTCAGCCAGTTCCTGATAGTGGGTGTCCCAATTATCACGGCGGCTTTTAAGAGAATCGAACCGCTTGATTAGCGGGGCTGCTTCCTGTGCCATATCTAACCCATCAATGTTGGTTTGCCGTTAGTAGGCTGGACAGTGTCCCCCAGCGCACCAGCGACAATGGTTGAGCCTCGGCCCTTGCGGCGACTACGGGCTTCCATTTCTGCCTCTTCAGCCAGTACACGCGCACGGCCAATATCCGGCTCCGGCGGAGGAGGTGGCGGGGGAGGTGGGGTTGGCATGGATGGAGTCAAAAAGCTCATCTAAATCTCCTATTCATAAAGAACACCGCCGCCTTCAAGCAGGGTACCGGCAGCGCCAGCGCGTTTTGCACGACGGCGACGAGTTGTTTCGCCTTCGCCAAGCATGGCTGCATCAGCTTCCGGTGTAACCTCTGGCGTAACCTCTGGGGTAATAATGGTAGAAGGCTCTTCTTCTGCGCGTAGGGCTGCTGCACGTTCTTCTGCTGCCTCTACCGTAGTTTCAATAAACGGAAGGGTTGTCGTTGTACCCTTGGCTGCCTCTTTTGCAATGTCGGCGTACTCAGCGCGGCCTATGTAGTCGCCTTTTCCTGTGACAGTCCCAACAGTCAAAAAATCGCCGCTAGGGGTTTCAATCTTGACCGGGGTTGCACCCTCTTCCAAAGCAGAAATCTGTCCTTCAAGGCTAACCCGGCTCATGCCGCCTAAAAACCCAGGGAGTGTTTCCCTTAACCGGCCTTTAAGCTCAGATATAGAAGACTCACGTTCATAATCCTTTTCAGCACCTACGCCACCGCCACGCTCAGAAATAGCCGCAGCACGTTCTTGGCGTTTAGCTGTGAGCTTGTCAGGGTCCATCGTGGTCGTTTTGATAGTGCCGGTTGAAGGCAGCGTGTAGCGTCCCTCTTCGCCAGGCTTTGTCCCTGCCTTTGCCTTGATTGTGGCTGGCTGGCGGCTAACGCCCCCGGTGCTGCCACCACTTGTTGAGCTAGCCATCAGTCTCTCCTATAGCGTGAAGGGGTTGTATTCGCTTTGCGCAACCTGCTGTGGAGGCTTTCGCATAACCTCTCGGTTCTCCAAGCCAGTCGCGAGATAGCGGAAAGCATCCGAAGCATGGCTCGTATAGTCATGTCGCGGATGGTCTCTAAAAATCTTACGCTTCTCATCCCATTCCTGCCTGTACTGCCGGAGCATCTCCAAGCCTTCGCCGCACTTGTCGCGGTCAAAATAGCATTTAGGTATTAACATACGCGCTGCGTTAATGCCATCTGCGACCTTCATCTTAGGTATAACACGAAACCTCAGACCTAGCGAATACGCAGTCTCAAGCCGTGACTTGCCGGAGCCTAGCTCCCGCACTTCGATGTCATGCGGTGCCAGATGGTCCCCATAGGTGTACTCCTTGCGGTTCAGCACATCAGCGTAGTGGTCCAGCCCCACACCACTACTCTCATAATAATCTATTATATTAACTGCACCGCCACGGAAGACCTGCGCAAACCAAATGGCTGTCGAGTCGTTAATGCCCAAGTCCCAGGCCGTATGCACAGGATAGGCCGGGTCATATGGCACTCGCGTTATACGGCCATTGTCATCTGCATCTGTCAGCAGCTTGCCGTAATACGCACCAATAATAGCCGCTGTGAACGAACACTCGTATTCTTGCTCGTACTGCTCCGGCGTCATCTGCACCTGAGCCGCTTCCAATTCCTCCGGCCTGACGATGCCCGTCTCACTCGCCTTGCAAATCTTAAAATACCAATCGCTGCTGTTCTCTGCCAACTGACTCTTGGCCGTCTCTAGCAAATCATGGAAATGGTTGTGGCCCGCCGGGGTTCCCAAAAAACATGCCGACCCCTGCCTGTCAGACAAGGCCGGTCTCACAACCTCCCCCCACACCCTTGGGTTCTGCATCCCGAACTCATCGAAGACACACTCATCCAAATATATTCCTCGAAGGGCATCAGGGTTCTCAGCAGACAGCAACATAATCCTGCCACCATTCGGAAAGTCAGCCCGCAGTTCTGTCTCGTTAAAGGTCACGCCTGGAATCACGCCCGCGTAAAACTTGACGTAGTCCCACGCTATTCGCTTCGCCTGAGCAAAGGTAGGAGCTACAAAAGCCGTCCTCGGTCGAGGCAACGGGCAGGTCAGCGTCGTCTTGATTAGCTGGTTCACTGCCCACACCGTCTTGCCGAAGCGGCGGTGCATCACCAACACATTCCATCTCTTCAACTCCTTGTGCATCTCTGCCTGTAAGGCGCGAGGCTTGTAGGGAATCTTAACGTCCATCTGAGTCCTCTATTGGCGTGTAAATAAGCATGAATGTATCGCAGTCAGGGCAAATTAGATTGCTAGCTATGTAACCACGCCCGTTCATGTCTTCGTCATCGTGGTCCCCGCCATGTATCATTCCTGTTTCGCAATTAGGACATTTCATCAATCTGTCTCCCACAGAATCCGAACCGTGCCGTCACTCACCTCGACGCCAGCCCGGTTCTTGGACTCGCCATATTGCTCAGGCATAGAAGTCTTAGCACGCCAGCGCACGTGTTGCGCATAGTCCCGTAGTATGTTGGGGTCATACCTCTTACGCCCCTCCAGTGCGTTCATATACATGCCGTCAAGCTCCTCCAGAGCCTTCTCAGCGCTCTCAGCCCTTGCCGTGTACACAGCCGCCCGAAACTCCTCATCGGCCCTCATGCGCTTGTATGCGCCAGCACGGGATATGCCCGCGCCCTCGCAAGCCTTCACCAAGCTATGGCCTTCGCTCAGTAGCTCAATGACCCGTGTCGTGTTTGCCTTCGTAATCTTGCCCATGGTTCCTCCGAGTGTGAGTGATGTGTGAGTGTGCAGAGGTCAGTTAACACATATACAGAGTGGCCCCGCGCGCTGGGGGTGGTCGGGCTCCAAACATCCCCCCC